TTGGGTAAAATGCATCTGTACCAGGTTGTGTAGCACCAATTTGAACAGTTTGTCCGCTAGTGAAACTAGTTGGTGTTGTGCCTGTACCGATAGTTTCTACTGCGTTAATTTGACTTAATATCTTAAGTTCGTTTGCAGTTGTATCAGTTGTTGCAGTTGAAACAATTTTTTGACCGTGTGCAATATTGATACCACCGCCTACTGGATCTAATCCGTAGATTGCAGAACGTGAATATGGGTACATTGGTGCAGATACCGGAACCCATGTATCTGTTGCTAAACTAAATTGTTTTAATGCAGGGCTAAAGCCGCCGCCGGTTGCGGTTGTTTTAATCCAAATAGATCCAGTTGGACGTGGTTGTGGATCTGTAGAGAACCAGCCACCAGCTGATGCATTTGGTTGCTGAGCATAAGTACCGTAGAATAAAATTGGAGGAAATACAGTTTTTGTACCAGCAACTAATGGTAAACCGCACTTTGCTAAAGGTGTACCTGTGCCGTCAGTAATTACTGCACGGCCGAGTGTGGCGCCATTAGTAACAAACAATGTTAATAAACCACCAACTACCGCAGCTTTAACACCAGTGATGTTAGCGGTATTGATGTCGTTTGCTAGACCTGAAATTGTATTTGTTGTAGTAGTAACTGTAATGGTATTGATAATCAATGTCATGCCAGTTGTTAAGTTGGATGGGTTTGGTACAATTCCCTGGATTGCTGGGGTTGCATTTTGCCAACTTGTAGAACCAACTTGTACCCATGAATTAGCTATGTTACCATAAGAAGTTGCTGTAGCTTTGTAAAATAAACGAATGTTAGTAGGAGCTGTACCATCAGTGTTTACAAACACCAATGCGTAACTACCTTGTGCGCCAACTGATGCAACAGGAGTTGGAACTGCGTATGCATAGCCACTATCATTGAATACTTGAGTTTTATCAGTAATTAATAAAGGAGTAATGTGACTAAAAGAATTTGTAGTAGCGTTCAAACCATAGATACCAAATTCTGTGTTAGCAAGATCTAACCAAATAGTACCATCAGTTTCTGTGCCCACTGGGCGAACACTAGTACCAACTAGTTCGTTTAAATCAATGTCAGCACGGATAGCATATAAACGATTGCCTAATCCCAATGCTGAGTATGCTGTTAATAAACCATATTCGTTTAATTCACTAGCATTAATTGGAGTACCAGAAGAACTTAAACGGAAAGTTGGTGTACCCATTGCTGTTACTAGATCACGTTGACTAGTAAACGATAATAACTTACCTGCATTAGCTTTGGTTGTACCTTGAGCTACTGCATTATTAAATACTTTATCTTGTGCTGTGGCTAATACTACTAGAGGAACTGAGCCTACGTTAGAGTTTACGTATTGACTCTGATCATTAATGGAGATTTGAACTCCTGGAGAAACTAGTGCCATGGTTATATTCCTTTAAAATACATGTTATAGTTATTTATAATAAAGGTATAAATTTGTTCGGTTACAGAAGCCTTTGCAAAGGTTTGGCTTAAATAATAGCATGCTAACACGTGAATTATGCCCTAGTTGCCAGGTTAATCCAGTTGCTGTAAACTATATTAAAGATAATGTTACACATTATCGTAATAGTTGCGCCAGCTGTATTAGAAAAGGAAAGAAATTGAAACCAAACCCCCCGGCTTGGTTTAGAACTGGCTATAAGAAAAAACCAGTGTGTGAAAAATGCAACTACAAATTTAAATTACCAAGTCAGAGTGTAGTATTTCATGTTGACGGCAACTTAAAGAATAATAATCACTTTAATCTTAAAACAGTTTGTTTAAACTGTCAACAAGAAGTTTATAAGAGTCGACTTTCTTGGAAAGCCAGTCCTATTGTACCAGACTTTTAACTTGATTATACAAGTCATCAATACTGCCATTGTTTTCAATGACAGCATCAAACTCTGTGCCAACCCAAGCAGTTTCGCTAACATGTACTCCAATGTCTTTAAGCATTTCTTGTGCAACAGGCGCACCACTATTAGCATTAACAGCAAGGTGATACCATACAGGTAATTCACCACGCTTAACCCAAATAACTTGACCGCCAGCATTTTTAATACTAGCAATTTCGTTAGGGAAACGACAATCGCTAATGACAATATTGTCTTGGCTTGTACGTAGTTTGTTTTCTACACTAGCAATCCAAATATCGTCATGGAAACTTCTGCGACATACTTCTGTGCCCCAGTACTGTAAAACCCAGCGTGGGGTTAAGTTGGGCATGTTTAGACGATTGGCCCACCACGGATCTACTTGTTCTCTCCAAGCACGGGCTTCTTTGGTACGTCCTTCTAGTAGTTCACGGTCCCAGTTAAATACTGCCGCTACTGCATCCTTAAGTGTGCCAGCATAGCTATCACGTCTGAACTCGTGAAAGTTTACCAAGTAATCTGCAATAGTGTCTTTACCGCTACCAATGAATCCGCATACGCCAATGATCATAAAAAAAGCCCTCGTCTATAAGGGCTATTTTTACATATTTTAATTAATTTGTCAATTAACCTGTTACCCAAGTTAATGGTTGGCTTCCGTCCATATAACGACGTAGCTGTTCTTCTAGGTCTTTCATTTCTTCATTGGCTTCAGAAACCATAGCAGCACCATTTAAACTTGCTCCGCCTTGTGGACCAGCGATTTGGCTAAACTTACTGTATGCTTGTCCTAAGATGCGCTTGGCAAAACTATAAGCATAGTCCTGGATCCATGGAAAAGCGTATGGGTCATTAAAAATCATTTGATCCGGTTTGGTATTATTAATCCAAAGCAGTACACTTTCTTGTTGATCCAATGGAGGATTGGCTCCCTGGAATGGCATTTTACGAACGATTGTTAGTTTCTTTGTTACAGGGTTAAATGTAAAGTTCATGTAGCCACCAAACATTTTCATTGCTAATTTTTGATAGTCAACAAATAATTCGTAGTTAGTTAATCCGCCAACACGTCCTGCTACTAACATATAAGTGTTTAAGTAGCCTGAACTGAATGGTTCAAATTGACTAGCAGTTGTTCCTGTGACGCTACCAATACCACGGCGGAAAATTTGACGTACATTTATAATTTCTTTAGGTAGTATGTATTCTTGTGTTTCAGGAAGAAGTCTTAGACTTGCATAGCTCTCTTCGGTAGAGTTTGGGGAACGCTGGCGATATCTAATCAGTGCTTGATTAATAGCCATTTCATAGTGTTCTTTTTCTAACTCAACGTCAACAATACCGTCACCTAGTCGCATACGAATATAGTCAACTATGCTGGCTCGCATACTATCGGTAGTATTACCGATATCCCAGTCTGGGTCTTGTACACCAGGGAAAGTAACTGTAGGGTTACCAGTAAAAGCGATATGCCCAGCACCAGAACCTGTAGTTTGATTAAACAAACTAGATGCAATTACATTGTTATTTGCGTCAAATCCAGTTTCTTGATTAACTGAATTATCGTTTGGTGTTAGGCCTGCTGTCATATATTACTCCGTATACAGTATTTATTACTGAACACGAAGTAGTACGGTTTCTGTATTGATGCGACCGTTGAGCCGAGTTTCGGTTGCTTTAATATCTTCTAAGAATCTGCGTAATTGTATCTTAGTAGCACGAGCAAACTCCTTGAGCTTTTCATCAGGTTTGCGGAGTGTTTTTGACGTGGATTTGTGCTCGTCAAAGCCGATAATGCCGGTTCCTTTGACGTTTAAGGGTCCTTTTAAACTATCAGCTACATACTTACCTAGCTTGCGTGTTTTGCTGTTATACACCCATAGCTCTTGTGCACCAATAATGTCTGCAGGATTGATACTGACCAAACGCAGTACTTTATCTTCTTTAGCATACTTGAGCTTGGCCACTACCTTTTCTTTACTTACTGATTTAGGAGCACGTACCTTCTTAGTTGCTTTCTTGACACCACGATACTGAATAATATCGTTTAGGATTTGATCAATAAAAGCAAAGATGCGTTTAAAGTCTGCGGCCTTGTAATGACTATAACCTTCAACTAACTGTTCGTCTTGTTTTTCGTAAGCAGCCTTGAGTTCATCAAAGCGAGCTTGGTATACTGCTTCGTATTTGCTTAACTGACTTTGAGGAACATTATTAGCGACAAGATAATCGTAAGGCTTAAAGCTGTACTTAGGGTCACTAATAAATGCATCGTAGTGACCTTCAAGTTCGCCAATAGTATCTGCTGTTTTTTCATTTAATCTGTCCTGGATAGTTGGAACGTATGCTTTGGGTTTTTCATCAACTACTTCAACAACTTCTTCTGCTGATTTACTATTGATACTTTCAAGGATATTGGCATCAATGAATTCAATGTGACGTTCTTGTAGTGGCATACCTTGACGATGTGCCATAATAAGTCCGCAAGTGGTCATACTAACTGTACGATCGCCAGCACGTTCAAATGCCTTAATTTCTTCTGGTGTAAAGTCTTTAACTTCTTTCATCCAGGCAACAACGTGCTTCTTTAAATCTTTCTGTGTGTAAAAGTAATTGTAATAGTTTAGACTTTTACGCATAAAGTGATCAAACTCTTCAAACGGCATTGCTCGGGCACGTTCGGTATCCCACTTAGGCTCATCGCCTGTGTACTTTTCATCGAGCATGGCGCTGGTACGCGGTGCTGATTTTTTAGTTTTAGTTACTTTTCCGTTGATTTTGATGTTAGCCATTTTGTCTTTCTCTTACTAAAGGTTTGTAAGCATACTTGTTACCACGTGCATCATAAAGTGCATGATGCTGTTTATGACCAAAGGCGTCAACCTCTGCCCAATAATAATCTATTGCCTGCGGATCTATATCACCCCAAATGTTTGTGGCTTGAATATTGCTAAACAGTTCTTCTTCTGGCAGTAATTGTAACAGTTTTACCATTAAATACCAATCGGTGTTATAGTCAAAACAAACTGTAACAACTTCGTCGCCGTAATGCTTCAACCATTTATTCAATTTCATCGCAATGCCATAGTAATTATCCACTATGCGTTTTGGATGTTCACCCAATAAAGGAACAACCACTTCACGAACAAAATCACTACAGGCTTCCTGTCGATACTGCACACTCTCTGCGTAAAATTCTCTACCGGTTTCGTCGACTAATCCGATAGAAATTAAGTCGCAGTCTGACTCGGGAAAGTCTGTGAATTCAGTGTCTAAAAATATCAACATGCGTTATTATACTTTAATTAGCTTATTTTGTCAATAACGTAGCAAAAGTGAGATTTTGTTCCATTAAATCTAAACGAGCAATTAAATCGGCTTCAATTTCTTGGTATCGTGCTGTGGGTTTATTAATCCTGCGGCATTCAACCAATTCACGATCCAATTGATCCCATAGTGCTCTAGCCGGGCGCCACAGTCGTCGCATATCTTCCCGCATGTTAGGGGCGATATCTATAATTTGAAAAAATATAGTATCCAACCGGTGTTTTAGGGTAGAATTTGACTCCATACTACTATTATATATTAAATGGATTTATGGGTCAAGTCGCGATAAATACTACAAATATTAGGATTTAGAATGTCAAGATTATCGCTTTGGAAAGACGGAAAACATACAAACGATTATAAGTTTATGGATCGTCGTATATCCGAAATGTTTACCATCGGCGGAACAGGAGTACTACTAAACAAGTACCTGGGTCCTATCGAGCAAACTGGTAACACTGATCCAACTCAACCCGATTACCTAAACCAAAGTGAACGCAATATTCAAGATCTACTATGGATCGAAAACCGTGATCGTAAGTACGATCTAAATGTTTACAAAATGCGTGGTATCTACCAACGTGCTGATCAGGACTTTGATCTAAGTCAATTTGGCTTATTCCTGCAAACCGGTACTATCTTTATGGTGTTCCATTTACGCGATATGGTTGATCAAATTGGCCGTAAACTAATGGCCGGTGACGTATTAGAACTACAACACCTAAAAGATTATGATTCTTTAGATCAAAGTGTGCCAGCAGCATTGAAACGCTATTATGTAGTCGGCGATGCTAGTTTTGCTGCAGAAGGTTTTAGTCCAACTTGGTGGCCGCACTTGTGGCGTGTTAAACTTAATCCGTTAGTAGACAGTCAAGAGTACAAGGATATTATTAATAATATTGCTGCCGGGGATGGTACTACTACGCCAGTAGGACAAATTTTAAGTACTCTAAATACCTATCAAAATATTAACAATGCTATCGTTGCACAGGCAGAAATTGATGTGCCTAAGTCAGGTTACGATACAAGTCACTTGTATACTTTACCAACAAACGATAGTGGTACTCAACCTATAGCAGATCCAACAACATCTAGTAGTTTATTAGCCACTTCAGACAATACAATAAATGCAGATTCCGGATCACAGAGTCCGCTAAACAAAGTTGAAGGTTACTTAACTGGCGATGGTCTTGCACCAAACAACTTAGTTACCGGCGCTGGTATTTCTTTCCCTGCAAATCCAACAACTGGAGAATACTTCTTACGCTTGGACTACTTGCCAAATCGTTTATTTAGATTCTCTGGAAGTTATTGGGTTAAAGTTGAAGATAATGTACGTACAAACTTAACACCAGGTGCTACAAATAATCAAACACAGAAATCAAGTTATGTAAATAACACTAACACTTACACTGACGCCGAAGGACAGACCCATAATGAGCGCCAGAGTTTAAGTAAAATTTTTACACCCAAGGCGGATAATTAATGCCAGTACAGTTTAGTTACGACGGTCAA